CTGGTGTCACTGCGTCCACTCACAAGTTCCCTAAAATTGGTGCTGGTGTTGCACAAGTCCGAGTTCCTCAGACTGATGTAACTCCTTTGAATGTGACCTACTCTCAGGCCACAGTCACACTGACCGACTACATTGCTGCTGAATACAGCGATATCTTCAACCAAGCTAAAGTTAACTTTGACGAGCGCCAAGAGTTGGTTCAGGTTGTTGGTAAAGCAATTGGTCGTAGATCTGATCAGATGATCATTGATGCACTTGCAGCGTCTAGCACCAGCTTGACAGTTGCTACCAGCATCGGTGGCGCTGGTACAAACTTGAATATGGCTAAATTGCGTGAAGCTTCACGTTTGCTTAACACTGCAAATGTGCCAGCAGAAGATCGCTTTATCCTGATTCACGCTTCTCAATTGTCTAGCTTGTTGTCTGAGACTGCTGTTACCAGTAGCGACTTCAACAGCGTGAAGGCATTGGTTCAAGGTGATATCAACAGCTTTATGGGCTTTACCTTTAACGTCATTGGCGACCGCTCTGAAGGTGGTTTAACTGGTGGTGGTGCAGGTTCTACCCGCAAAGTGTATGCTTATCACAAAATGGCAATCGGCATGGCTGAAAGCATGGCAATTCGCAGTGAGATCAACTACATCCCAGAGAAAACCTCTTGGTTAGTTAGCTCAATGTTCAGTGCTGGCGCTGTCGCTATCGATGCTAATGGTTGTGTTGACATCACTTGTACAGAATAAGGAGAACACATCATGGCATTCTCAGCAACAGGCTTTAACACTATCGGTGGTCAGTCTAAATCTGGCAACGCACCAGCTATTTATAGCTATGCTTCCACTGACGCTCAATCAGTAATTCGTGTCTCTGGCTATTTCAACTCTGTTTCTTCAGTGTTGAAAGTCGGTGACATCATTTTCTGCTACAGCGCCACTGGTGGTACTCCTGTAATGTCCACAGCTTATGTGGTCAGCAACGCTTCTGGCGTAGTTGACATCACTGACGGTGTGACAGTTACCGCAACCGATACTGATTAATCACAGTATCAAATGGATCGGCCTGCTACTGGATAACTGGTGGCAGGCCATTCTTACATCTGAGGTGACAAATGGCTGCTGGTGATACCGACATTCGTATTTGCTCTGATGCCTTGCTGATGCTTGGTGGCAAAGCAATTTCGTCTTTTAACGAAGGCACATCGGCATCAAACACTTGTGACCGCTTGTACCCTGGTGTCAAATACTCAACCTTACAGTCTTACCCATGGTCTTTCAGCTTTAAGAAAGTCCAGCTTGCACAGACGATCAACACGCCTGTCAACCAATATCGATACGAATATCAATTGCCATCTGACAGACTGGGTGCTATCAGACGGGCATACAACAGCACAGCCATTGGCGTTGGAACATTCAATGATTGGGTGATCCAAGGCGACAAGCTTTTGACAAATGAGACAACTGTAGTCATTGACTACCAGTTTGCTCCTACAGAATCCGAGATGCCAGCGTACTTTGTGCAATTGCTCAAGTACATGATGGCATGGCATTTGGCAGATCCAATCACCGATCAGGTCAGCAAGACACAATATTGGCAGCAAGTTGCTGTTGGCTCACCTGGTGAGAACAACCGTGGTGGCTACTTCCGCACAGCCATGGTGGTCGATGGACAAGGAAACACAACTCAGTCGTTTGAAGATTTCAGCCTCATTGAAGTGAGGAACTGATGACTCGACTTGTTGCCATTCAAACCAACTTTTCGAGCGGGGAGTTAGACCCTTTGCTCAGAGCTAGGGTTGAGCTTGAGCAATACAAGAATGGCGCTGAGACACTGACCAATGTATTGGTTCAACCACAAGGCGGTGTACGCAGGCGTGGTGGGCTTAAACACTTGATAGAGATACCCAGCGCAGCAAGTCCAGAAAATGGCACTCGTAGCGTTGCATTTGAGTTCTCTGTAGACGACAGTTATATGCTGATCTTTGTGAATCAGCGTATGTATGTATTCAAAGACAGAACATTGATCACAAATATCAATGGTTCAGGCAATCCATATCTGGCAGTGACTGCTGTCACAAGCTCAATTCTGTCCACCATGTGCTGGACTCAATCTGCTGATACGCTGATCATCACCCATAAAGATATCAATCCGATCAAGATTGTGCGTGGTGGTACTGATGCCACATGGACTGTCAGCAATATCAGCTTCATTGGCATACCCAAATACGCATTCACCATTGCGTACAGCAACCCAGCAGGCACATTGACACCAAGTGCAACATCTGGAGCCATTACGCTGACTGCATCTGCCGCATCATTTACTGCCGCCAGTGTTGGTCAGTATGTAAATGCGACTCCACAAGGCAGAGCTAGGATCGTTGCATACACCAGTACCACTGTGGTCAGTGCTGTGACTGAGATTCCATTTTTTAATACTTCAGCTATTGCAACTGGATCATGGGAATATGAGTCTGGCTATGAAGATGTGTGGAGTTCAACCAAAGGTTGGCCTCGTACTTGTACTTTCCATGAAGGTCGTCTGTACTTTGGTGGCAGTAAGTCTCGCCCATCAACGGTGTGGGGAAGTAAGGTTGCCCAGTTCTTTGATTTCAATCCTGATCAAGTCTATGACGATGATGCGATTGAGGCAACGCTGGACACCAACAGCTTAAACACAATTACCGACATCATCAGTGGTCGTGACCTGCAAGTGTTTACGACTGGTGGCGAGTTCTATGTACCGCAGTCTGGTCTTGATCCAATCACGCCAACCAACTTCTTTGTGAAGACAGTCAGTCGCAATGGTTCCCGTGAAGGTATGCGTGTGCAGACATTGCAGTCTGGAACCATCTATGTCCAGCGACAAGGCAAAGCACTCAATGAGTTCTTGTACAGCGATGCAACTTTGTCTTATGTCAGTACATCAATCAGTTTGTTGTCCAGCCATTTGATCAACAATCCACTTGAGTTGGCATTGAGAAAAGCTACCAGCACTGAAGAAACAGATGCATTGCTGATGCTCAATGGGGACGGCACGATTGCCAACTACTCCATCTTGCGCCAGCAAAATGTGGTTGCTCCAAGCAAACTCACAACTGATGGATTATTTAAAGACGTTGGCGTTGACATTGAAGACATCTATGTTGTGGTCAAGCGTACATTCAACAGTGTGGACAAATACTTTGTCGAGGTGTTTGACACAACCACATTTACAGATTGCTGTTTTACTGGCGGTGTTGCCACAACCATTTCTAGCCTACCGCATATTGGCAAGACACTTAATGTGATTGCTGATGGCAGTGTGCTGTCTGATGAAGTTGTCAGCGGTGGTGGATCTATCACAATGGATCGTGCCAGTACAACCAGTTATGAAGTTGGATTGCCATTCACAGTGACCATCAAGACTTTGCCAATTGAACCACGGATGTCTGTTGGTGTGCGTATTGGCTTTGTCAAACGAATCATTGAAGTCAATGCTTTGTTGTATGAGACACAGCATTTGCTGGTCAACGATAACCTTGTGCCAATCAGAACATTTGATACTGCTGGTATGTTGGATGAAGCAATCCCAGAGTTCACTGGAACAAAAACTGTTGGAGGAATTGCTGGGTACTCTGATGACGCTCAAATTACAATCAGTCAAAATCTTCCATTGAAGTTAACGCTTCTGGGTCTTGACTACAAACTATCTGTGTACGGAGGCACATAAATGGCACAAATCGCAATGTTGGCCTTTGCTGCTGTAAGTGCATTGTCTTCTATCAGACAAGGTGAGCAACAAGCCGAAAGATTCAGATTTGAAGCACAGCAGGCTGAACTGCAAGGTCGTCAGAATGCGCTGAACTACAACCGCCAAGCTTTGGCTGTTTTTGAGCGCCAGCAAAAAATAAGTGGAGCTATCCGAGCAAGAGCAGCCGCTGGCGGCATTGACCCACTGACAGGAAGCCCACTGTCTATTGACCAATCAAATGCCCAACGTGCTGGCTATGAGATGCAGATTGCCCGTGAGAATGCTGAGTTAGCGGCTGCTGGTGGTCTGGCTCAATCGCAACAACTGTATGGTGCGGCTACTGTTGCAGAGGCTGCTGGCATAACAGGCGCAATTGGCAAAGTTGGAATGGCGTATGCCATGTATGGTCAATCTGCAACTCCACCTGCTCAGTCAACACCAGTTACTCCATATTCTAGACCTGTGACTACAAACCTGCCAACAATGTCTATGCCAGTAGAGTCTTACGGAAGGGAATACTGACATGGCTGAATTACCTCGTTACGAAAATCTAGGTGTTCAGTATGCTGATCTGCCAAAGATATCCACAGCTATGCAGCAAATTAAAGCTCAAGGATATGCTGGCGTTGAGCAATCATTAGATCGAATGACCAACTTCTTTCAAGAGAAGGCGGTCACTGAAGCTCAAAAGAAAGCATTGAAATATGCTATTGAATTACCTCCAACACCAGAGCAATTGCTTGAAGCCAAGAAGACTGGTCAGATGCCAGTCATTAAAGGTGCTGGCAGTGTGTTCACAGAAACATACAACAAAGCAACCGCACACATCTTAGGCAATCAACTACAGACTGAATTTCAAAACAGGACTGCTGCAAGATTAAATGCAATGGAGCGTGGCGCTGTTCTTGATGTCACCACACTTCAACGTGATTTGCGTGATGACATTGATGGCACTATATCTGTCCTGACTGCGATTGATCCAGAGACATCTATCAAGTTCCGTGCATCTATGGCTACCATTGGTCATGGCGTATACAAGCAAGCATTGGTAATCGATGAAAAGAATCGCCAATTGAGTTATGCCGCTGATCAAGAGGCTGCTCTTATGAGCATCAAACCTGTGGTTGAAAATGTCATCAAGTCATATGCTGACATTGGAATGGATCCAGCAGAGCTTGAAAATATTTTGCAAAATGTGATACAGCCTTTTACAAACAAAACAAGCATTACATTGTCTGGTAGTGAAAAATACGCTATTGAGGCATACAAGATTGTGCAAGAAGCTAAGGTTGGCGCTGTACTGACAAAGCTGTCAGATCCGATATTTGCACCTTCTGTTGGTGTTGCCGCTCAAAAATTAATGAATGGTGATGTTGGTGAATTGACTGGTTTATATAACAGACTGGATAAAGAAACCAAAAACAAAATCAGATCTGGGCATATGAAATTAGTCAGTGATGCCAAACAATTCACTGATATTGAAGATGAAAAACGTAAGGCTGAAAACAAAATCAAAGGCAATGAGTTGACTATTGAATTCTTGCGCCCTGATACAAAGCCTGCTCGTAAGCAAGAAATTTTGACCGAGATGATTCGTTTAGATGAAATGAATTTGACCACCGCTATGGAATTGATGAAACCAAAAGAAGTTGAACCAAATCCAGTGCTGACAATGAATCTTTATGAAAACATCAAGAATGGTCGGATAAAGAGCATCAAAGAACTTGTGCCATATTCATCCAAAATGAGTCGTGCTGAATTTGAATCACTTGGCAGATCATTGGTTGACAATCAGGCCAAGATTGCTTTGGAAAGAATTGATCGTGAAGCTGGCATTGTCAGTCCATTCATTGATCCTGGCGCTGAAAAACTCAAGAAGAAAATTGATCTTACCGAAAGATATTACCAAGAACTGCAAAAACAAGTGGTTGGTGAAAAAGGTGTAAAGCGTTATTTGACACCAGAAGAGGCTTTGAATAATGCATTAAAAGGATATGGTGGCGATAAGATCGTCATAGACAAAGAGACAAAGCGCAAACAAGCTCAAGAGAAGATAGACAATTTCTTCAGCAAAAAGCCAGATGTCAAAAAGCCAAATACGCCACTTGATCAGACTGATTTTTCCAAAGTGCCTGGCTTGTCTTCAGATGAAGTGACTCGTCTGAACAAAGCCAAGAAAGATTATCAGGACAACCTATGAGTCTAGAACGAGAACTTCGCAAAGACTGGGATAGTGTGTTCTACCCAGCACCTGATCCTATTGTGGAGCCAGCGCCAGTTCAAGCGCCTGGCACAAGCCAGCTTGGTGACATTCTGGTGGCTGAGGCTGGATCTAGGGGCTTGCCTGAGTCTGCCTATTCTGGTCAGGTTCAGGCTGAGATGAAATCTTTTGATCCAACCACAAGAGTGCAAATTGCTGACAAACTTCAGTCTGTATTAGAAGGTCTTGGCGTAGATCGTGTCGTAGCTCGTAGAAATGCTCAATCGTTTATTGGTGGAGCAAGTAGTAATTTGCCAGCACAAATGGGGCTTGTAGACGCTCTGGCAATGTTGCCTGGTATTGGTACTGCCTTCGGTACTGCCATGCTTCCTATGTATGTTGAAGAAGGTGCTTTGGCAATTGCTGAAGGTATTAAATCTGCCGAGCAAGGCGATCTAGTATCTGCTGGAATTGAGACTACTGTTGGTGCATTGAATGTATTACCAGGCGCACAGGCGGCAAAAGAAGTTGGTAAGACTGTTGTCAAGAAAGCCAAGTCATTGGTTAAGGAAGCAAAATAATGGCGATCCAGCAACTTGATCTTAAACTTGATCAGATGAATGAGGCTCTTGTTGACCAAGATCAGCGAGAAAAGCTTGCTTCTGCGCCAATGTCGGAAACAGCAACTGCTGACGCTATGGCTCCTATGCAAGCAGAAATGCAAGAAGAAGGCATTCAGGTTGCTGGCGGTGGTGGTTCGGTAATGCGTGAGGTATTGAAGAAGCTCAAGCCTGTCGAGATCCGCAAGCCACCAGTTGCACCACTGACACCAGAAGCCGCTACTGCCGCTGCTGTGGAAGACACCACAAAAGCCGCAATCAATGCTGGGGTTACTACCAGCAAGACAGAAGCCAAAATTGCTGCCAAGGTGCAAGCTAACGCCAAGCCAGCGATCACGCCAGAAGCTTTTGCCAGCCAACGTGCTGAAGTGCAAAAGATCCGTGCCGTCACAGATCCAGCTACAGAAGTACCGCCAGCAACAATATTCAATCTGCCAAAGATGGAGACAACGGAAGACATCAAGTCAACTATTGAAACCATGAACAAGATGTCTGGCATAAAGACCCAGACAATCACATTTGATGATGTGCGTACAGCCGCTGAAGGTGCTGGCATTGGCCCAAAGTTTATTGATGACATCACCAGTGGCAAGCTGGAAGTCAGCCCAGAGAACACCTACAAAGCTTTGAACGCCATGGTTGCCAGTGCCAAGCACTTAGATGGACTGGCGGCAAAAGTGGCTGATGGATCTGCTACTCCAACCGAGTTGGCAGAGATGGCTCAAACCATTCACTTTCACAATCTGCTTCAGCAAAGCGTCAAAGGTTACCAGACCAATGTTGCTCAGTCGCTGGCAGTTATGCGTATGCCAAGAGATGGTGCTGTTGACATTTCCAGCATCATTGAGAACTTTGGCAATGAGACTGATATTGTGAAGTTTGCTCAAGCCTATCTGGATGTCAAGACTCCAGAGGGTAAAGCCAACATGATCAAAAGTATGGCTCAAGGTAATCCTTGGGAGAAGATGTACACAGTCTATGTCAACGGCATTTTGTCTCGACCAGGCACACATTTGAAGAATGCTTTGAGTAACACTGTATTCTTGCCATGGCGAATGACTGAACGTGCTGTTGCCGCAACGATTGGAACAGTGCGACAAGGCATTGGTCTTGGTGGTGACGATGCATACTCATTGCTGGAAGTGCCAACCATGCTGGCATCCACAACAACTGCTGTGCGTAATGGCTGGGAGTTGATGTCTCATGCATTTGTCAATGGTGTGCCAAAAGGCTGGAGTGATCCAACCAAGATTGCCAGACAGCAATCCCGCTTAGAGTTGTTTAATGCTAAAGCAGATGGATCTTTGTTGTCTGCTGGTATTAGGTCACTCAATTATGTAACCACATTGCCTGGTCGTGCATTAATGACATCAGATGAATTTTTTAAGGGTGTCAACTACACCTATGAGTTGTCTGCTGAAGCCTCACGACTTGGCATCAATACATATGACGATGCGCTAAAAAGCGCCTCATCTGTTGCTGATGCGCTCAAAGCCAAGTCTGATGCCATTGATAGATTCTTACTGGAGCCACCAGATTACATTGTGGGTTTGGCAGAGACTGGGACATTCACTCAAAGGCTTGAAGGCACTGCTGGAAAAATACAGTCTGCATTGACACCAAATACAGCAACTGGATTTGCCTTGCGTACTCAACTGCCATTTATTGCAACGCCAGTCAATGTGATGGGTGAAGCAGTAGCTCGTACACCATTGGCTCCATTTACCAGTTCTTTCTGGTCTGCCATGAAACAAGGCGGCAAAGAAGCAGATATGGCAATGACCAAGGTTGGTCTTGGTGGTGCAGCCATATATGGATTCAGCCAAATGGCTACCAATGGAACGATTACAGGATCTGGCCCTGGTGATAAAGGCACACGCCAAGCGATGGAGCGCCAAGGCTGGCAACCATACAGCTTTGTGTTTGACATCAGTAACCTGACAGAAGATGTGCGTCAAGACTTTTCGCAGTTCCCTGGCATGGTCAGATTTGGTTCTGGTGATTACGCAGGTAAGGTCTACTTGAGTTACCAAGGCATGGAGCCTATTGGAGCTTTGATGGGTATGTCTGCTGACTATGTGGACTATGCTCGGTATGAGGAAGACGACAGTCGTGTTAATGCGCTGGCTGGCGGTATTGTGTTTGGTGTTGCCAACTATATGTTGGAGCATCCAATGCTGACTGGTGTGAGCAATATCACCTCATTGCTTGGCGGCAGTGTTCCAAACAGCAGACAACACATGGTTGAGATGTTGAATGGTATTGCTCGGATTGGTACAACAACTGCCATCAAATCTGTTGAGCCACTGTCTGGAATTATTACCAGCACCAAAGAAAAGATTGATCCATTGCGTAGAGACTACCAAGCAGATCCTAATTTGCCTGCTGGCCTCAAAGGCTTGATGGATGCTGTAAACAAGTGGAAATCTGAGACACCTGGCTTATCTGAGAATCTGCCACCCATGCTTAACATCTGGGGCGAGACAGTACCGCATGAGTACACATGGTCACCATTGCGGATGAAAGAAGGCAAGATGTCTGAGACTGATCAGGCGTTGATCCAGTTGAATGCCAACATTAGTATGCCTACTAGACAAGTCAACATGGTAGATCCAAAAACTGGAATCTCTTCAAGCACCAAGTTGACATCTGAAGAATATAACGAAGTGATTCGTATTGCGAATGACAAACTCAAACTGGAAGATCAGGTTAAAGCGGTTGTGCAAATGATTAAAGAAGACGACAATAAACAGCCATTAATCAGGTATCAGAACATGATCAGCAAAACATTCAGTGATGTGTTTGAAATCTCCAAAAAGCTTTTATTGGAAGAAAGCATTTATGGTGATGACATCAAACAACGCATTGCTGACAAAGCTGAAAGACTCAATGAATTTGGCAAAGGAGCTAAATAATGGCATACCCGATATCTGATGTAACAAGGCGTGTTGTATACACTGGCTCTGCTGGAGTGGGGCCATACAGCTTCAGCTTTGAGATTCTCACAAATACTGACATTGCGGTATATAAAGACACCACACTACTGACGCTGACCACTGACTACACTGTGACGATCAATGCCAATGGCACTGGTTCAGTGACACTTGTGATTGCGGCAACAGCAGGTAACAACATTACTTTGGTTGGTGACAGAGCTATTGCAAGGGCAACAGACTTTGTGACTGGTGGTGACTTGTTTGCCAACTCACTCAATGATGAGTTTGACAGCTTGGTCATCTTCAGCCAGCAGACTGATGAAAAAGCAGAGCGTGGACTGAAAGCTCCTGTAACTGATCCAACAGACATCAACATGGTTTTGCCAAGCAAGACCAGTCGTGCAAGCAAGTACTTGGCGTTTGATGTTAATGGCAATCCTGTGGCTACTGCTGGTACTTCTGAGTCTCCATCATTAGGCACAATGTCATCACAGAACGCAAATGCTGTTGCAATCAGTGGTGGCAGTATTGCTGGCATTACAGACCTTGCTGTTGCTGATGGTGGTACTGGTGCATCAACTTCCTCTGGGGCAAGAACAAATCTTGGTCTTGCAATTGGCACTGATGTTCAGGCATATGATGCAAATTATGCAAAGACAAATACTGCTCAATCTTTTACAGCAGCACAACGTGGATCGATTACAGCATTAACTGATGGCGCAACCATTACTGCTGACTTTGCTGTGGCAAACAACTTCAGTGTGACGCTGGGTGGTAATCGGACATTGGCTAATCCAACCAATCAAACTGCTGGTCAGTCTGGTGCGGTTGTGGTGACACAAGATGGCACTGGATCACGCACATTGGCTTATGGAAGCAATTGGAAGTTTGCTGGCGGTACTGCTCCGACATTGACAACTACGGCAAATGCTGTTGATGTAATTGCTTATTATGTTGAAAGTGCAAGTCGTATTACTGCACGTTTGATTGCGGATGTGAAATGAGCATCATCAACGCCCACCCCCTACTGGCTGCTGCTGGAGATGATGGCTATCAAATCAGCCGTAGTGTGCGTCTGCGTTCAAGTGCATCTGCTTATTTGAATAGGACTTTTGGAACGCCGACAAATAACAAAATTTATGCGTGGAGCATATGGGTCAAGCGCGGCGATTTGACGGCAACAACAATTTTTGTTTTAGCTTCGTGTCCGACTGCTGGTTTTTTATCTTTTGGTGATGGAACTAACCCTGTTATTCGCTGGAATGACGGTACTGCCGACATCATTACATCTTCTGTATACCGCGACCCTTCGGCTTGGTATCACATTGTTGTTGCCGTTGATACAACTCAAGCAACAGCAGCAAATAGAGTAAAAATTTATGTGAACGGGGTGCAGCTTACATCTTTTTCAACTGCTAGCTATCCATCTCTAAACGCTTCACAAAACTGGAATAGCGCAGGTACGCACAACATAGGTCGGCGCGTTTCGACTTCTACGCTTTACTACGATGGCTACCTAACCGAAATCAACTTCATTGACGGACAAGCCCTGACACCATCATCCTTTGGCGAAACCAATGCCATCACTGGTGTATGGCAACCTAAAGCCTATTCAGGCACATACGGCACAAATGGCTTTGAACTGACATTTGCAGACAACAGCAACAACACTGCCGCGACCATAGGCAAGGACTACTCAGGCAACGGCAACAACTGGACACCTAACGTGATCAGCGTGACTGCTGGTGCGACATACGACTCCATGCTAGATGTGCCTACGCCTTATGCTGATGGTGGCAATGGGCGTGGGAATTATGCTGTTTTGAATCCGTTGGATAAGACTTCAATATCTCCAACTTACAGCAACGGCAATTTAGCAATCTCAGCAGGTGCATCATGGGCGTACTCCAGAGCAACAATGCTTTTGCCATCAAATGTAAAGATTTATGCAGAAACCACACTCGGAAGCAACACGAACGGAACAAGCGCAATTCAGTCTGGCTTTGCTAGGGCTGGTTTTGCAATGGGCACTAACGGATACTATGTAAACCACGACTCGGTAGGTCAAATATACACAGCGGGTTCGTTAACTGCTTCTGGCCTTGGCGCTCTTGTTGCAGGTGATGTTATTCAATTTGCATATGATGGCGCTGGCAATGCTTGGATTGGTAAGAATAATGTCTGGTGGAACTCATCAGGCGGCACGACAGGAAACCCAGCAACAGGAGCAAACCCAACCTTTACGGGATTGTCTGCCTATGATTTATTTATAAGCACTGGTAACTACTCAAACTCGCAGAACATCAACTTTGGTCAACGCCCCTTCGCCTACACGCCACCCACAGGCTTTGTTGCACTGAACACGCAGAATCTGCCTGCGCCTACGATTAGCAATGGTGCTAATTACATGGCGGCTACGACTTACACAGGCACAGGGTCAGCTTTATCTGTAAGCAACGCAGTCAATGGTGTTTCATTCCAGCCTGATTTGGTTTGGGTAAAAGGCAGAAACGGTGCAACCGACCATGCGTTGTATGACGCAGTTCGTGGTGTTCAAAAACAATTAGAAAGCAACACAACAACAGAAGAGACAACAGAGACAACAGGCTTAACTGCATTTGGCAGTACAGGCTTTACTGTTGGTGCGTTGGCTCAAATGAACACCAATACAGCGACTTATGTCGGCTGGCAATGGAACGCTGGCGGCTCAACTGTAACCAACACCAGCGGAACAATCTCATCACAAGTAAGAGCAAACCCCACTGCTGGCTTTAGCGTGGTGACTTATACAGGCACAGGTGCTAATGCCACTGTTGGGCATGGGTTGAACGCTACTCCAGCAATGATTATGGTTAAAAACAGGGATAGTGGCGCAATTGGTGGGGCGGTTTACCACACAAGTATGGGTGCAACTAAGTATCTAAAACTGTTTCAAACTACAACTGGAAGTGACAAAGAGGCAACAGATAACACAGCATGGAATGGAGGCTCTCCTACATTTAACTCAAGTGTTTTTTCTGTTGGCTCTCTTAATAGAACAAACAGTTCTCAACAGATGGTCGCCTACTGCTTTGCCGCAGTAGCTGGATACTCTGCATTTGGTAGCTACACAGGCAATGGTGCTGCTGACGGGCCTTTTGTGTATTTGGGATTTAGACCGAGGTTTGTGTTGGTTAAAAGAACAGATGTTGCCGCTACTTGGTATATTTGGAACACTTCTAGCAATACATTTAATGTAATTGATACTGCTTTATTTCCTAATTTAACAAATGCCGAATCAAGTAATGTTGCATATTATTGCGATATTTTGTCTAACGGCTTTAAACCAAGAGCAACAAATACTGATGTAAATGCATCTGGTGGAACATACATCTACGCTGCATTCAGTGAGGTCGGCTTTAAATATGCTCTGGGACGGTGATGAGTAAAAAAATAGACATGATTGGAAAGAAGTTTGGAAGGCTAACGCCAACTGAAGAAGGCGGTCACATGGGCGGTTTACTTGCCTACAAATGCCAGTGCGATTGCGGAAATATAGTGACTGTTCGTGGGCCATCATTGCGTTCTGGAAATACCACAAGTTGCGGATGCGTTCACAAAGCAATGGTTGGCAATCTAAATAAAACTCATGGGTTGCACAATAGACCAGAGTACAGTGTTTGGCAAAACATGATTACTCGTTGCACAAATCAAAGCACTAACTGTTTTCATAGATATGGCGGCAGAGGAATTTCAGTCTGTGATGAATGGCGTAATTTTGAACAGTTTTATGCCGATATGGGCGATAGACCTGATGGCATGACGCTAGACCGCATTGACAACAATGGCCCATATTTCAAGGAAAATTGTCGGTGGGCAACCATTGGAGAGCAAGCAAGAAACACTCGACGCACTCAGTTAGTTGAGTACAAAGGAAAAACACAATGTTTGAAAGATTGGGCGAATGAAGTTGGGATTGCTTACAACACTCTTCGCAAACGCTTTGTGATTTACAACTGGCCTTTTGAAAAGGCTATTACAACCCCACCCAGAAATTATTCTCTAGCGAGGTAACTCATGTTTTTACTCAACGGCTCACCACTTCCACTTGACACACCATTTCAAATTGATGGCACAAGCTATCCAGCCAACTGGTTGCGCTTAACCAGCATTGCCGAGAAGAATGCTGTTGGCATCACAGAGGTGGCAGATGTGACCACCACATACGACGACAGATTTTTCTGGAACGTAGATAACCCCAAGCAACTGGATGACCTTACCGTCACACCAGAGCAAGGTGAGCCATACACACAGCATGGACTCAAACACCAGTGGATTGCACAGGTCAAAGATACCGCCAACA